CGGAGAAGATTTTACATTCGACCATTTGGCGATTGTATATAGGCCGGCTTATCCTAGAGCAACCATTGATTCTGTTAAAAGAATAGAAAAAGAAGAGGAAATAATAGCAACTGTTATAAGTCATTCAGACCGTGAGACAGTCAGCGAAGCAGAAAAGGTGAAGGCTATGACAGAAGAAACAGAAAATACAGAAATTGATTACGCCGCAGAAATAGAAGCGTTGAAGGCTGATTTAGTTATGGCTAACAGTCGTGTAAACGAATTTGAGGCAATAGAATCACAAAGAATTGAAGACGAAAGAATTGCTTTAGTATCTAAAGCATCTGAGATGGGAATGTCCGGTCATGATGACTTGAAGGCAGACACATTAACTACATTGATAGCATCATGGGAAGCATCCCATCCGGTTGAAGAACCGAAAGTTATGGATGAGGTAAAATCAGAACCCGTAGTGGCTTCTGAAACACCTACAAAATCTACATCAGTAGTAGCAAATTACCTAAACGGTAAAATGGTAGAATCTGATGAAGAATTATATTCCCGATGTTGGAACGCATGGGCAAATGCTTGGAATGGTACTCTTTCTATAGATGAGAGAAGTGCTATGAAAGCACCAAAATACAATGAAATAAAGGAGATGAACTAAATATGGCCGCACTAAATGAAACAAGAAATTGCTTAGATATACAAGAAACAATGGCTTCACAAGGATTACTTGTGAAATACCACGCAAGCGGAATATTACAAACTGCTTCCGTTGATGATACTCCAATAGGAGTTACTGCGGCTGAATCTTCAAGAGATGCAGACTCCGCTTTAGAAGCGGCAGGAACAGGAACAGTAGCAGTTTATCCTCTAAGTGGAATAGTATACATTAAGTGTATGGCTATAACTACTCCAAAATTCGGACTTCCTTTGTACACAAGCCAAACAAGCGATACAAATGGGTATGTAGACGATGATTCGTCAAACAGTGCAACATTAGTTGGTTATTACATGGGAGATGAAGGTGCAATAGCAACAGGAGATTTAGTAGCAGTAGCCTGCGCTTAAATATAAATGGAGATGATGAAGAATGGTAAATAATACACTAGAAGAAATATTAAACGTAGAAGCGGCAGACGGGCCTTTTTCCGTCGGAGATGCGGTCTTAGAGCAAACTCTAAGAGACTTTATCCAATTACAATCTAATACAATAGCAATAGCAACAGACCTTGTTGGTGTTCGCTCAGTTGGATGGTTGGAATTTAAGTGGTACACAGGAGTAGGTGGCAGTTTCGCTTATCCATTAGATGATGTAGCATTGGCTGACCCGACCAAAGTTGGTACAGTAAACTACACAACAAAATTAGAAAAAGGTCAAGGTCGAGTTACTTTCCTAGATGCAGTACGTCTACGTGGTGAATCATGGGAAAACATTGACAGGCAACAATTAGGAATAGTTCGTGCTAGAGCAGATGCAATAGACAACAAAATCCTAACTGACCTTATGGCAGGATTTGGACAATCAAGTGCGGCTACCGCCGCTTTTGGTGCTTCCGGTGCTGATGAAGAAGGAGACTTACTAGGACTTATGGACAAGATTTTCTTGAACGCTAGAGTTTCCGGTAATGAGCCAATGGCTCTAGTTCTTCCTTCTGATAAAAGAAGTTCAATGCTAAACACACAATTGTTTGGTAACGTGGTTGAATCATTAGGCGACCACATGGGAAGAATAGCAAACTTATCAGTTTACTATACACGCGACCACACAGGCGGTCATTCTACTGCGGCTCTAGGTAACGATGCTTTACTTATGATTCCGGGTGCTGAAACTGCTGAGTTCTTTACATACAATGGAGAAGGATTCGTAGAGACAGAATTAACAAGGATTCCGGGTCTAGGATACGATTGGTTATTAACTTCTTACATGGGTACAGTTATTCATGAAATGCAAGACGGACAAACTGCCGGTGATGGTAAGAACAACAGAATTGCTAAATTAACAGGCGTAAGGGCTTAAGGGGGGTAAAATATATGCCACGTAACATAAAGTTTGATGGTAAGTTTTACCGAGATACCAATATGGAAATGCGTACTCTTAAAGTCTGTTATGATTTTTCAGTAGATGGTGGCGCACAAGGAGCATTAACACTAAAGAATGCTTTTGGAGATGCGGCTTCCCTTCCCGACAACGCAGTAATTGTTGGCGCATGGGTTGAAGGTCTTGTAGACCTTACTTCCGGTGGTAGTGCAACAGTCGCACTAGGATATACAGGAGCGGCTACCGCTCTAGTTGGTGCAACGGCTAAGGCTCACGCTACATGGGATGTTAATGCAGTAACCGCACTAGCACTATCCAAGACTACACAAAAGTCATCTATACTTGCTACTATAGCAACTGCGGATTTAACTGCCGGTAAGTTTGATGTAATGATTCACTACTACATTGGAGCATAAGTACATGGATGAATGGACTGAGGCTGACGGTACTATCTATCGAAAGAAAGAAGATGGCTCTTACGAAGTTATAGCACCTAAGAAAGCCGCACCTAAAAAGAAAGCGGCTAAGAAAGCAAAGAAGTGAGAAGTATGGCAACACCTTCCAAAGCATCCTTGACAAAGGAGTTACGAAAACTAGGAATAGATATACCTGCTTCAGCAACTATTAAAGATTTATCTCATAGACTTAAATATTGGCGTAGTAACGAAGGATACCGCGTTAGACTTTTAAGAAATCCAAATGCTAAGTTTGATAATCACCCTATATCACTACTAGAAAATAAAACAATTTTATATTGGTTGCCCGATAGTCAAATGGCAGAAGATATGATTTCTTCTAAAATTCTATTAGTGTTAGGAAGAACTACCAAACCTTCAAAAGACGCTATTGTCTTTGATGTACCATCGGATTACGATAGTAGGTGGCAACATGGCAGTAACGACATCACAAATTAGAGATTTACTTAACAGACCAAGAGGTTTGAACGAAGGTACAATCACAGAATACATTACTATTCGTACTGCTGAAGTTACAAAGAAAGCACGTATGACAGGATATGTAGGAGTTACTACTAACGCACCTACAGATACCCTTAAAGACTCAGCAATTAAATTCTTAGTATGCGTAGATTGTCTACGTGTATTAGTAGATACAGTACACGCTATAGTACCGGAAAAAGAAAAAGGTACTATGGATATTAGATTCGCCAAGCAATTATCATCTTTTGAAAAATCTGCCGGCGAAGCATTGAGAGCGATAGAGGAGAAAGGGGCTACTGCCTTTGTAGTAAAGTCTACTGCAACAAGGGTAGGTGGTACTACATCAAGTAAACTAAGTGGAAATCTACACTCTTATAATGAATAGGGGTTAGAGTATGGTTACTGTATTTTGGAAAGGCGGAAATGCAGGAACGGGTAGTCAACAAAATGACCCCGACAATAGAAATAATTGGGTAACTACTAGCGGTGGTTCTACTGTTATAGACGCTACCCCCGATTTTGCGGGTTTAGCAAATGGTACTACAGACGTAGTAATGGATTATTCTACTTCCGGTACAAGTAATTATTGTGCAATACTTCCCGCTACTGCTAAAAAAAATTGGAAAAGTGTAACTATAAATTATCATGCTAGTTTAGCACGAATACTTAGAATAAATGGTGTAGACGTAAATAATAAAGCCGTTTTAACCTTAAGAGGAATGACTATAAAAAATAATACGAGTCTTTTCTCAAGTGGTTTTGGTCAAATAAAATTTACAGGTGTACCGTTATATACTACAGATAATAGCCCTGCCGCCGATTTATATATTAGAATAGATAGTACAGATGATTCTAGCCTAGATACTGATGATGTAGGTGGTATGTTTTTTGATGGTGCGGCTAGAAAAGCGTTAACCTTTTTATTTGAGCCACCGGCAAGTACAACACTAACTTTACAAAACGGTATATATCCTAATATGGATTTTGATGCGGATGGTAATACTGCCACCTTAAGTTTTGAAAGTTTGGGAGATGTATCTAAGACTAATAAATATACATCAGTTTCTATGTTAAATTTAGAGGTAGATGATTCTTTTACGGTTTCTCCTAGAACATATAACTTTAGCGATAAAAATAAACACGTAAAAGTTAGAGGTACATTAACACTAACTTGTTCTACATTTAATATGGGTCTTGCTACTTTTGAGTTAATACCTGTATCGGCAGGAATAAAATTTCCCGCAACAGGTACTACTACATACGGAGTTCTAAAAAACTTTAATGCTACTTTTGCTGATGTAATTATAGGTACTCCAACTAATCAAAGTTATTATGCTGAAATAGAAGATAATACAGTATTATCGTGTGAGCATTTACATATTAAAGCAGGTGGTAGATTATATGGGCCAATTTACGGAAGTGATAACAGTGCAGAAATCCATACTACAAAAGCAGTTACTTTAGATGGTGATTGGAATTTCTCACAAAAAGCAACAGGTGTTTATAGAACTACAGGTACACAACACAGATTAAATGTAAGTAGTGGTGGTACAGGGTTAAACACTATTCCATCGAAAGCAATTTTATATGGTGATAATCGTGGTGCATTAGGTACTTTAGCGCTTGGAACGGCAGGAAAAGTTCTTGCAGTTAATTCCGGTGCGGATGGCCTTGAATGGTCTTCAACCGCAGGTGGGGCTAATACTACTTTTACATTAACCGCAGATTCCGGTAGCAACCAAACAATAGAACATGGTAACACATTAGACATAGCAGGTGGTAATGGAATTACTACTGTTGTAGGTGCTACTGATACAGTTACTATAAATCACGATGATACTTCTTCACAGGCTTCTGTAGATAATAGTGGAAGAACATATATACAAGATATTACCCTAGATACTTATGGTCATATTACAGGTATTGCTTCTGCTACTGAAACTGTAACTAATACTGACGTAGATGTTTCTCTTGCTAATTTAAAAACAAAACTAGCAGGTGGGTTTGGTAGTAACGCAGTTCAAATTGGTGATTCAGACGATGTAGTTACTATTGGTAATGACCTTGTAGTAACAGGGGATTTAACTGTTAATGGCGATACTACTACCGTTAATACTGCAACTTTATCGGTAGAAGACCCATTAATAATATTAGCAAGTGGGAATAATGGGGGTGATACTCTTGATATTGGATTTTATGGATTGTATGATACTAGCGGCTCTCAAGATTTATATGCGGGATTATTTAGAGATGCAGATGATAGCGGTAAATTTAAACTGTTTAAAGATTTACAGGCCGCACCTACCACTACTGTAAACGTAAGCGGTACAGGTTATGCCGTAGGTACGTTAGTAGCGAATCTTGAAGGCAACGTAACAGGAAATGTTAGTGGTAATGCAGGAACGGTAACGCTTGCGTCTGACAATGGAACTGGAAGCCATTTTATTACTTTTTCCGATTCTGCTACAGGCTCTCAAGCCCTTAAAACAGATGACACATTGACATATATTCCTAGTAGTGGTAGATTAACTACTAACGTATTTGTAGGTAATTTAGCCGGAGATGTAACAGGAGACTTAACAGGTAATGCCGATACTGTAACAAATGGAGTATATACTACAGGCAACCAAAGTATTGCGGGAGTTAAAACATTTACAAGTAGTCCTGTATTAAAAGCAGGACTAGATTTAGTTAATCCTAATTTAGCAGGTGCTATGGGAATAACACTACAAAATAATGACGGTAAGTTTTTATTATATACCGATGAAGGAGACTTAGTAATTAAAGATTTTTTAGAAGATACAGGCGCAAGTACAGACGGTACAGATACTTTTCCCTTTAAACTACAATCGGGAGCAGATACAGATACATTCATTATAAAAACAGGTGGTAGAGTAGATGTAAGCGGTGCTTTACACGCAGGTAGTTTTGTAGGAGATGTTACCGGAAATGTTAGTGGTAGTTCCGGCTCAACCACAGGTAATGCGGCTACTGCTACTACTGCTACAAATGCTAATCAATTAAATGCTACTAATGATAGAGATTTAGCCCCCGAAGATTTGAGTTATGCTAACGATTTTCAAGTGTTCTTTACATCGAAGGAAGGATTAGAAGATGGTTCGACAAACGGTAGCAATTACATGGATGCTATTGTTCTAAACACATGGTCTGACGCATCGGGTCATGATGCCAATGTTCTTGCTTTCGATAAAAGCACTAAGGCAATCTATCATTATCAAGCAGACCAAGCCGCAAGTAATTGGGGAACTGCAAAACAATTAGCATATACAGATAGTAATACAACAGGAACGGCAGCAGGTCTTTCTGCAACTTTAGCAGTTGCAAGTGGTGGTACAGGAGTAACTGCAAATACAACTTGGTTAAATGCTAAAATAACTTCAAAGGCTGATGGTACATTAAACTATGATGGTACAACCGCAGTAGCACCTAACCATGATAGTTTAGCAGGATTTGTAGCAGCAGAACATTATAGATGGGATACTGATATAAGTGGAACTGCTACAATTAATGCTGCTAATATTCCTACATTAAATCAAAATACAACAGGAAGTGCTGCTACATTAACAACTGCTAGAGCAATTAATGGAGTTAACTTTAACGGTTCTGCTGATATAACTGTAACTGCTGCTGCTACAACTTTAACAGGAACTAGTTTGAAAAGCACAGTAGTTGGTTCTTCGTTAACATCTGTTGGTTCTTTAACTTCTTTAGATGTAAATGGTGATACTACAATATCAGGTACTCTTTCATTAGATGGTTCTGCTAACGAATTAAGATTTTATGAAGGTTCTAATTATGTAGGGTTTGAAGCCCCTGCTTTATCTGCTAATCAAATATGGGTATTACCTGCTGCTGATGGTAGTGCTAATCAAATATTGAAAACAGATGGTAGTGGTAATTTAGCATGGGGAACTGCTGATGGAACTCCTTCTGCTACTGTAGCAGTATCGGATAGTACTGCAAATACTAACTTCCCCGTAGTATTCCACAATGAATCTAATGGATTATTAGATGATACAGGAGCATTAAGATATAATCCAAGTACAGGAACT